CATGGGCGATGGCGAAACCGTGCAGGAGATGTGAACGCAGGTTGCGGATCGCGGGTGTCTCTCGCATCGTGTACACCATCGGGCCCAACGAATGGGGAGTGATCTCATGCGAATCTTGATCCTCGATGACGAGCAGGTGAGACACGATGCCTTCGCTGACTTCTACGGGGGACACGAGGTGGTCCACGTGGAGACTTACAATCAATTCGTTCGTGAACTCGAGAGTGGTTCTCCGTGGGACCTGATACACCTCGACCACGACCTGGGCTCTGGTGATTCCTATCTGGATGGGTGGGGCGACATGCAGTTCTTCACGGGACAACACGCCGCGATCCGCGTGTGTGAGTTGCAGGACGATCGTCTACCCGGTGAGGTGATCGTGCACAGCGTCAATCCGCTGGGAGCGACCAACATGGTGTCCGACTTGAAGTCGAGAAAGGTGAGTGTGACATGGCGTCCATACGCGCAGATGATGCTGAAGAAGAGTTGAATGTGCAATGTGAGGATGCACATGATAAGATGTCCAAGACACACCTAATGTTGGGTGTGCTTGGTGTTGTGGCAGTAGTCGTAGTAACGTATGCAGTGGTCAAGAAGATCAAAAACAAGTGAGACAAATAAACATGAAGAAGAACATCTCGAAGAAGTCCGGTCAGACCAACAAGGGCAACTATCACCGCGGTGTGCTCGAAGCACCCGAGGTTATCGACATGGACTCTCTTTCTTACTTTGACGATGATGCTCTCGAGCGACGTCACGGTTATCTCCAAGCTGAACGTGAGAAGGTCATCGGTGATGGTGTAGAAGCTACTCCGTGGGAAGTCGAAATCTGTTACGTCCAGCGTGAGATGAGAATCAGGAACACTCGTCGAGTTCTTCACGACAAGTATGTTAGGTCCAATCCTGATTATCAGTACTACGACGCTGAAAATGCAGAAGTCGAGTACGATAGAAACGCTAACTGATTAGGCATGCATGCAAACCCAAAAGAAATCTGTGGTTGAATCAAGTGGCACGATTGGTGCCTACTTGAATGATTTAAAGGCACATCCTCAACTCAAACATCCTGAAGTCGTCAATCTTTTTCAGGTGTATGAAGCTGGTGGTACTGCGGGTGAGAAGGCACGTAAGAAGCTCATTGAAAGCAACTTGCGTCTAGTCATCTCCATCGCAAAGAAGCAGAAGGGTCACAACATTCCGTTGGAGGACCTCATTCAGGAGGGTAACCTCGGTCTCCTCAAGGCGATCGAGCGCTTCGACTACAAGAAGGGTTTTCGATTCTCCACCTATGCCACGTGGTGGATCAAGCAGGCAATCAGTCAGCACGTCCTGAAGCGTAAGCGGATGATTCGTCTGCCTGCCCACGCCGCCGGAATTCAGAGAAAGCTTCTGCAAGAAGCCGAAAAATTCCGAAAAGAAACAGGTCTCGAACCGTCGCAAGAAGAACTTCTCGCGATGATCGACGCCTCTGAAACTGTCGTCAAGGCGACGATGGCTAGCGGTCACAATGTGATCTCACTCGATCAACCTGCCGGCAAATGGTCCAAAGACTCGGGCGAGGCAAAGAACGTTGGAGATTATATTGAAGATGTAGACAACAGAAACAATCCATTCTACAACGTCTCTTCGAAAGAACTGATGAACATTGTGCGACATGTGCTTTCCACTCTGACGGAGAAAGAGTCTGCAATTCTAAAATTGAGATTCGGACTCTTTGATGAAAAAGAATGCTCGACAGAAGATTACAGCATCTCCCCTGAAGAGGTGGAGAACATTCAAAATGGTGTAACGCTGAAATGATGCAATACGCAAGCTTAGCATTGGATCTGATCTTCATCTTCTACGTCGTGAAGAAATTCTACGATGTAGAAAATCGTTTAGAAGAAATCACGGAGTTTTTATCTGCGCAGAGAAGTGCAGATGAAGCACGTAGAAATGATTATGAAGTCGATCTGAATGCCAGACTTGAAACGATTCAGAGAATGAGATTCTCCCCACTTAGAGTCGTTCCGAAGAGGACCCATGAAGAATAAAAAGAAAACTTCCTTATATGCAACAGTCGCACTCGAAGACGGTGTCAACTACAGAGAAATTGCCGACATGATGACTGAGATCGGCTACAAGATGAACCATTCGTCGGCGCGTAATTATGTGCTGAGAGTCATGCGTAAATTCGCGGACGCCATCGTCGACAACTGGGACGTCGACGTGCCTGAAGAAAAGATGCAAGGCATAATTAAGTCCCCTGAATTTCAAGAAGCAATCTGTGACATCTTACAGATTGCTAAAGTTAAAACTGAGGTAACTACATGAGACTTCAAGAAAAAAGTGTTTCAAAATTGACGTTGGTCGATCTCTTGAGAAGAAAGAGAAAAAACCTGACCACACACCTGAAAGAAGCGGGTATCGTAACTTACGAAAGGCTCGTTCGTTCATGTGCATCGGTTGGTTTGATTCCTCCTTCGGAAGACGAATTTCGAAATGCCCTTGGCAATCCTCCGACACCCATGGTCTCTTCTCCAACAGATGGAATTCTCGTCCTAGACCCACCAGAAATTACCGACATCTCTATGCCCCTCGAGGCAGAGGAAGAAGCGCAAGCTACTCCTGAAGAGCTGCAAGAGCCTATTAGACAGAAAAAGAAAAAGAAAACCGTCGAAACTCCTCCTGCAGGCTGAATACATCTTCACACATTTTTTACACATTGTCGTGTATTGCCTTATAGTTACAGGGCCATGACGCAATTGTCATTCACTAAATCGTGTGTGATCTTTGTGCATGTTAAGGAGAAGTGTAAGTAATGACTAATTTGGCTATCGCATTGGTTCTCGCATTGCAATCGGCAATGCCAGGCACCAACCAAGATCGGCTCAAGGTTGTGTCAGAAGACATGGTCTCGGTCGTAAATGAAGAATTCAGGAGTGCTACCCTGAAGAGCGACATTCGGGAAGCCGAAGCGCTGGCCATGCTGGCCGCAGTGGCAGTGGGTGAATCTGGTCTAAGGAAAGATATCGAGACCTGCAAGACCACAGGTGATGGCGGCAGGTCTGTTGGATTGGGCCAGGTGATGATTGGTCCTAACTGGAAGGGTTACACTCGTCGTCAGATTTGTAATGACAGAAAGATCCAGTTACGACTGTCGCTGCATGTCATCGATCTGTGCTGGCAGCGCACGCATACACCCGCCGGCGTATTTCGATGCTACACAGCGGGAGATCCCAGGAAAGATTCTTATTCGGCGCGTCATGAACTGTCGATGTACTCGGGAATTAGCCGTAACGTGTATGTGTACACAAACAGTCAAAAGCTTCAAACATGCTATTCCGACAATCGAAAATTATGTACGACATCATCAGCGATGGCATGCACACTCTGAGAGTGCAAAGTAACTTTCATTAAAGTTATGATGAGGATCATGAAGACGATCCTCATCATTTTTTTCACTACATTCACTATTTCCGCAGAGGCTAGCATGGCTCGATGCGCGACGATCTCCGATCATGATTCGAGAATGATGTGCATGGCAATTGCGTCTCAAAATTCTTCATACTGTTCCTTCATCAAGGGAAGTGATTCGAGGACGAAGTGTTACATTTCATTGGGACGTTGAGATGAATCTCGAAGAAAAAGACACCAAGAAGATCATATCGAGACTTGTGCTGCAGAAAGTCCTTCAGCACGAAGTCTGCAAGTTCCTCGACAAAAGTAGGTACGAGGACCTGAGCAAGGTTTTTTTGTCGGATGAACCTGACAAAGAGATCAAGTTGGACTTCAGGTTGCAGAAGAACGTCAATGACAGGTACTACGCTGCGATCGCCGACATCGCGATCAGGTGGACCACAGACGACCTTGAAAAGCAAGATCCCGAAGGAAATGTCTGGAAGGTCTATCAGTTGAAGATGATGTCCGGCGTTTCTTCACGCTGGAACGCTTCTGTTCCTGAAGTGATGGAGCGTGCTGAATGTCTGGCTGCTCTTGCCTCACTCCTCAGTGAGATCCATGAGATGGCCGGCCATCCCCTCCAGATTCAGACTCTCACCAATGAAGAGAGAATCGTCAGAGATCTGCAACGAAAGTATGAAGCTGCTTGCGACGAGATCTACAAACACATCCGCTGGCAAGTTCCCGAGCTTCGTCGTGGATTACGTCTCGGTGGCAAGGCTCGGACGTTCAATCGTGAATGTCTCTCGGCAATCAAGGTACAACCTGGGACCTATGAGTTCACCACCAACGATGGTTCCAACAGGAAACCTCGCACCAAACGTTATTCCATTACGATCCCCGAGAATCCTCTCTATCTGTGTGCGATCAAGCGAATCGCTTAGTGCAAAGTTCCACTTCATGAGTGTATAGTGGTGAACATGGAATCTGTCATTGACGTCCTCGAGTCCCTGGAATCAGACAACTCCCGTCTCTTCAAGGACTCATAAACTTTTTCATACAAAAAAAGTTTAAGATGCCTATATATGACCATGAAAACTCAGATCAAAGAAGAAGAATGGTCACTTATCGTAGACTATTATGTACAACAACAGCTTCCTGTACGAAAAGTCAAGCAACTTTTACACGAGAATCATAACGTCAGAATTCCACGCGAAGCAATTCGTTCGAGACTTCGCAACGAAGGTCTCATTCGAAAAAATGGTGAAACATTTACTGGTAAAAAAAGAGTAGGTAATAAGAAAAAGACTTGTGCAATTCCTGGCTGTGCAAACGTATTTCTTACATGTAGTTCTACCAAATATTGCAGAACCTGTATTCCGGGACCGCATGCTAATAGACTTTGGGTAGCCTGGAAGATGACGTGGCCTCAATTTGAAGCATTGCTTCTAGCACAGGACAAGAAGTGTGCAGGCTGTCATTGTTTGTTGACCTTTGACTCAAAGAAAAGTCCAACAACTTCGTGTATCGATCATGACCACCTAACGGGAAAAATCAGAGGTCTTCTTTGTCATCGCTGCAATACAGCACTGGGACATGTCTCCGACAGCATTGAGACACTGCAAGCTCTCATCGACTATCTGAGGAATAATCAAAAATGACTGTTATCGAAATTCTAGAATCTCTTGAGAGTGATAACTCACGCCTCTTCAAAGAAGATCTTCTACATAAAAATAGAAACAACGAACTTCTTCGCCGTGTATTCGTTGCGTCACTTGATCCATATACAAATTATTTTGTTTCGAAATTCAAGGCTCCAAAACCTCTTGCCGAGGCAACTGTCTCAGACGACGGAGCAGTGATGGCCTTCCTCGATCTCCTCAACAACGACCTGGCCACCCGCAAACTCACGGGTAACGCTGCCAAAGCAGCGGTGGAATCCTTCTTCACCGGACTCGATGCACGTCAGGCAAAGTGGTGTACTCGCATCCTCCTTCGTAACCTTCGCGTCGGTGCCTCGGAATCGCTAGTCGACAAGACCTGGCCTGGTGCGATCGCGAAGTTCTCCGTCCAACTTGCCGAATCCCTCGAGTCCCATCACGAGGCAGGCGCGGGGATCGTGATCGCCGAGCCGGTCGACTATCCTGTTCGTGTCGAACCGAAGCTCGACGGTCTCCGTTGCATCGCCATCAAGCGCGGCGGTGAGGTCCTGATGTTCACTCGCAGTGGGTCCCTCATCGAGACTCTTCCCACTGTCAAGGCCCTACTTGAGGCGGCATCGTGGGACGACTTCGTGCTCGACGGTGAGGCGATGGGCAAGGATTGGAACGAGTCAGCCTCGGTGGTCATGTCGCACAAGACCGCGAAGGATGATTCCAACATCGTGTACAACGTTTTCGATGCCATGACCTTCGGTGATTGGCATGATCAGGCCAACGATTCTCCTCTTGAGGACCGCCTCGAACTCGTCAAGGAATTGGTGGAGCAGGTCGGATCTGACCATGTGGTTCAGGTTGGCGGCATCACCGCGAAGGATCAGGATGCCCTCTTCAAGTTCTACGGCAAGGCAATCGAGGGTGGCTTCGAGGGCATCATGGTGAAGAAGCTCGGTTCTCCCTACATCTTCAAGCGCTCCGATTCGGTGATGAAGTTGAAGCCAGTGAGCACCTATGAGGGGGTGATCGTGGGCCACTATGAGGGCAACCGTGGTTCCAAGCGCGAAGGCCTGTGGGGCGGATTCCTCGTGGTGATGCCCAACGGTGTGGTGACGAAGGTGGGTGGCGGTTACAACGACAAGATCCGTGCGGAGATCTCCATCGATCCCGATTCGTGGATTGGCAAGATCGTGGAGGTGGAGGGCCAGCCCGATCCCCTCACCCCCGATGGCCTCACGGCCGATGGCAAGGTACGATTCCCTGTGTTCTGTCGAGTTCGCGATCCGCGCGATGTGGATCCCAAGGTGATCGCGGCGGGGGAGGCGTACCTCGATGGGATGCAGTGATCAGAAGGAAAAGTATCCGAAACCAAACCTACCGGGTGGTTTCCCGGATTACGAATTCGCGCCGGGGGATCAGGTGGTTCCCGTCCACGATGCAATGGATTTCATGGCGGGCCGGATCGACAAGCGGGAACTCATCACACACCTCCTCGTGATCGTGGATTACAACTTCAACAGGATGGGCCTCGAGACTAGGGAGTGGATCGCGGATGATCCAATGGAGTTCATTTCAACGGGCAAGCACTACCGAGCTTCCTATGCAGGCCACCAGCTCGCTCCCGTGGTTGATGAAGCGGGGGCCGATCTCTTCTCCGCCTGGAGGGAATGGCAGTTGGCCTTCTTCGGAAAGGTGTGCGAGCCCATCTTTCGCCCCAACGGGCGGCCACGATGAATGAAGGATGCATTTCCAGAGGAGGAGTGAATGTTGATTTCCACGATTGCGAAGGGTTCTCTCGGGATGTTGCTGGCAGGGGCATTCCTGCTCACGGATCCCGATCCAAATGATTTAGAGTTTCTACGGGCAAAGAGTTGCCCAGCTGGAACTGTACACGTTAAAGGTGTAGCACTTCCTGCAGGATCCGATATGGTGGAGGTGCTACAGGATTCCACCTGCGATGAGTGGATCTCCACCCAGTTCCCCGCCAGGTGTGCCAGGTTTAATCGAGAGAAATGGCTCAAGGTTAC